ACTGCTTGGTCATATCCACAAGCACATCCGTCACATGATGTGAGAAGTCATTAGACCGGCCACCCATTGCGCTATATATGCCAATTAGGCCGGGATTTTCTCTTGCCTGCTTCGCATATCCAGCAATGACGCTAGGGCTTGACGCCCAGACGATGCCAAGTTGGCGAGCCACTTCTTCGGCGGGGAAGTCCATACCGCCCTGCATCCGAACAGGATTTTTTAGCTTTACGCCCATAACGTGGGTTATCTCTTTGCCAGCCATTGTCATGTCGCCGGGCATTAATTTTGCGGTGCGACCGATCAGGCTCTGTATGTCAACGGTAGGTTTTTTGGCCAGTGTGTTCAAATCCACAATAGTAGACATGCCCTGCTGGGTCGCGTCTGGCGTAGCTTTTTGCAGGTTTTGGAAGCCGGGGTCTATCAACAGACCCTGATCAGCCGCTTGTCCGGTTCTAGCCCCAAACTCATATGCACGCTGCGGCAGCAATAGACCCTCACCCACGTCACGCGGCAATTGCATTGCTGCGGCAGCTCTGTAAAGGTCTGCCTCAGCTTGAGGCATAATTCTTGAGCCTTTTCTCTTTTTGATCTGCTGCGCTAGGATCATGTCATCTATTGACCCACCCATAGCGCCAAGGGTTGCGCCGCCAGCCTTAGCGGCGGCAACGCCCGCAGGCGCAAGCGGCGCGGCTATTGTTGTGGCGTCGGCACTAATGCGCCTGCCATCCTCAGTCACAAGCTCGCCTGACCCGCCATAGGCGATATCCATACCCGCCAAAACCTGATCGTTGTACATCTGCCGCATTGCCTCAGGCATTGCAGCGGCGGCGTCAACAGCCACCTCAGGGTCAGACAGCAGGCCGGAGATGGCGCGATATGCGGGCATGTACTCAAAGCCAAACTCAGGCTCGCCGTAAGTCGCTGACTTGTATTGCGGGTAAAGTGCGCCGTCGGCCTCCATATAGGTGGTCTCGGCTGGCGTCCTGATAGGACGGCGCATAGGGCTGAACATATTGGCAAGTGTGCCTAATAAGCCTCGCTCCTCGTCGGCTATTAAGCCATATTCATATGGTGAGGCCACTAAACCACCCAATTCGTTTTTGGTTTCAAACTGCGATTTGAATTATACCCTCTTGAGTAGCCGCCAGCAACCGCACCCTGACCCGCGAAGGTAAGCACAAATGCGTCGGCCACGTCGGGCGATCTCTGCCCGCGTCGTTTCATCTCGTCCTTACTCTCAACCTTCAGCTTGCCAGTCGAAAGGTATTTATAGCGGATGCCCGACAATTCCGATATCAGCGTGTCGTCTTGCGGTATCTTGCAGTCACGCGCCTCAAACCACTCGCGGCAGTGCCAAAACAGCTCATCCCTGAGCCTGTTAAACTTAGCCTTGAGGCTGGCAGTCTCAGACACAGATATGCCGACGGCGGGCATGTCCAGCTCCCTAAGCCGGTCAGCCAGTCCTGCACCTAAGCCAATGGCGTCAATGTAGATCGCCTGTGGCCGCATCTGATAAGGCACGGCGTCGTATTCCGATAAGATTATACCGGCCAGCTCCATCAAGTCCTTATTCTGCCACGTCTTGATCGGCTCGACCAATATATTGCCCTGACGCTTGGACAGCGCCGACCTGTCCGAGCCAAACCGCGCAACGTCCAAGCCCCAGACAACCGGCGTGGTCGGGCCTGACTCCACGTCGCGCCTCGTCGCATCCTCAATCAGGTGCAAAGGCAACAGCACGTCGTCCGACTGCTTTGGGAACTCACCCAAGACGCGAACCGCGAATACGTTGCTCTCCTCGCCGTATTTTTCGCCCATCTCGCGGATAAACTTGGGGTCAACATATTCGCCCTCACTGCACGACACAGTGATGCAGTGCCATTTTTCGCGGTCGCCGTGGAAGGCGTCATAGAAGTAACCGTCCGACCGTGTGGGGTTCCCGCACATAATGATTTTCGCGCCGGGGGTGGACAGCGCGCCGCTGGCCGTCTCAAAGATTACGTTGGGTACGCCCGACGCCTCCTCGACCACAAACAGCATGTGGGGGCTGTGAAAGCCCGCAAGCGACTCAGGATTTTCGCGGCGGCTCGTTCTGGCCACTGCGAAGCTGTCGGGGGCGCCCTTTAGGCTGATCTTGTCAGCCTTGAACTCCAGCAGCTCCTTGAACGCTGGCGGCATGTTGCGCGCCCAGCGGTCGATCTCCGTCCACAGCACGTCCGATAGCTGGTGTGCGCTGTTCGCGGTGACGGCTACCTTGCACGGATAATGCGTCATAAGCCACCAAAGGACGACCCAAGACTCGAAGGCCGTCTTTCCGACACCGTGACCGGATTTGATGGCGACACGGTCGTGTGTGGCGATTGCCTTGAGGGCTTCCGCCTGCCACTTTTGCGGCGTGGCCTGCAAGACCTCCTCGACAAATAACGTCGGGTCGGCGCGGAGGGCGGCTATGGCTTCGACGGTGGCGGGGGTGGTGGTCATGTTAAATCCATCCTATTTTCGTGTCAGTGGTGCCGCGATCCCAGACAAACCAAGCGTATGCCGTCGTGCCGGTACTGGTCGGAGCCTCATCGCCGCGCCAAATAGTAAGGCGCTTGGCGAACACCCAGACCCTCGACGGTGGCGCTACGTCAAAAAGCTCGGCCTTGCGCCTCTTGGATTCGAGAAACGACAGCCGCAACAGCCAGCAATGCTTTTCTGCGCCAAGGTCTATGGCCTTCTGAATAAACGCCTGAGCGTGTTTATAGGGCGGGTTTGTGACGATATTAGGCGCAAAGAGCTGGTCTGCGGCCAAGAAGTCAGCGTTTGCCGCCCCGAATCCGTAATCGTGCAAGTCAGTGCTAATGACCGCGTTTTTCTCCGATAGCACGTCGCTGATGGCTCCGTTACCGCAGGCAGGCTCCCATATGTCACCGCGAAACGCCTCAACCGCTGCCAAGGCGCGTGTGGCTAATGGCGGGGTTGGGTAAAAATCATTTTCGTGGCGGCGGGTGGTCATGCGTTATCTCCGAAGGGGGTGGGGTGGTAAGGGGTATATATTTTTATTCCCGCCCCCCGCGATATTTCGATGGGGGGGTGGGTAACCAAAATCCGGTTAACTTTGTACATATTTTGCAGAAATGTCGCATAACGTTAATTATGCGCAACGCGTATCGTGTAAATACAATGACTTAGCTGCCTGTGGATAACTTTTTGCCCTTTTTCTTCCTGTTTGCCTGTTTTTTAGGCATATCAGAGTTAACTGAAATCTGGTTAACTTCGGTCGCGCGGGCGCGTAATCCGTCACTTGTGTCTTCTGTTTGTTCAACGACATCAACGTGCTTCAACTGAGCCGCCTTGTTCACTTGCTGCAACAGGTCGAGGTAAGACCCACCCGCCTCATGCGTCACATCGACCTGCTGCTTGTCGCCGTAAACTTTTGGCAACAGCCTAGCCGCAGTCCATTTGAAGTTGTCCGACACAAGCCTAGCCGCTTGCGGATCAATCTCACCATTCAAGACGCGCCTGTTTATCTCATCCAACTGATCGGCATAAATCATACCGCGAGACGCCAGCGCGTTCATATACTTGCGCTCAAAGTCCTTGTCGTTGTGTATCTTGTTCCAAGTCGTACCCCAAGCTGGCATGTCCTTGTCCTTGCACACTGACTGGCCAGCTCTACCCGCTGTCACGCGAGACAGGAACTCAACCCAAACCTCATCAGGCAATCTAGCTGACATCGTCGTAATCCTCGTCGTCGAAATCTACGGTCAAAACATAACTGGTATTCTCGTCAATCAACAGCAACGCCTCATCGCAATTACTACACACTATCGACTGCATTTTCTCAAACACTTTTCCTCGCGTCTGCGACAGGCAATAGTCACACGTCACCGGCTCGTCAAAGAACCAGACCCAGTGACGCTTGAACTCTAACACCTCACCCATCGTGATCCACCAGCTCGCCAGCACAAGCGAGATAACCACAACCGTCAACGTAATTGTCCTGATGATATGGATTGCCCTTGAGACGCGCCATCTTCAGCAGCGTCATCATTATGCCCACGTCAATTGGCGTGACGTTGTGATCCAAATGGTTTGACCAGTATTTCGCAATCGTTGTGAAATTGTCCTCCATATTGCCGTGATCCTGCGCCCGATCCTTGGTCACATATTCCTTCGCCGTGTCTAAAACTTCAGCCCTTTTCATCATTTCTACTCATTTCGTTAATCGTTAAATTACATACCAAGCACTCACGCTTGACCATCATTTGCTTATTTACCAGCTTTGTCATAAGGCTCCGACACTTTGGGCATCTATCCTGATCCAGCATACGCTGCCAGCTACCATCCCCCGCCTGAATCATTATCCCTCCCCTTGCTAAACGGCACCTCAACGCTTGCTATAGGCTCGTAGCCCCGCATAAGCTCCTTTGGCCATATATCTACCCTGACGCCATTGCCAACGCGCTGCACGTTCACTGTGAGCGTCCTAACGTCAACCCAAGTGGACGTGCCGAGAAGCATGTATTCCCTATCCTTCAGCACGTCGTCACGCTCGTTGTCGATATCTTCCATCCGAACCCCACTCAAAACGGTATCTCGTCGTCTAGGTTAGCCGGAACCGGCTTCACGCTCACAACCTCGGCACCGGCAAACGCGTTCTTTATAGCATCAACCACAGGTGCCTCTTTATTCAACCCCTCAATGATCCGCCCTACCTCATCGACAGAATACACCACCATATCACGATTGTCGCGCTTAACCTTGCCCGCCTCATAACCTGTCGCCGTTATCGCTATCACCCTGCCATCCGGCATCCTGCCCTCGATGTAGTCGCCTGTCAGCGGCTTCGCGCCAGCAGCTATGGCGGCAGCCTCTAACGCCGCCACACCACGCAACGTCACCTCGACCTCATGCTCAATCGACGGATCGCATTTGTCTATCGCCGCATTTAGCTTATCCATCTGCTGCTCAAACCTGTCACGCAGGTCGCCGCTACCACACACCCACACCAGCCGGTCTACACCCCATCGCCCCTCAACCTCAGACACGACATCGTCATATCTGTGCAACGCGTCCTGCATCCGCCTCATCGCTGGCTGCGTAGGTTGATAGTAAACCTTGCTAGGTTTTGGCCTCGGCCTCGTTGTCTTTTTAGTCGCCATTCTACCCTCCATTTTTACCTTCCGTTTCCGCTTTCCGAATATCCGTCCGGTTCCTAAAGGAAACCGGATCGGACGGACATTCCGAAGTGATCCGACGGACGTTCCGATCGGAATCGGATATGCTATGTTAACTCTTTGTTTTCGTTAATTAGCCACACTGTCCACTTGTCTGCACCGACCAGACCCTTCTTAATTAGTGCCGTCCGGTCATCTCCGCGCCTTTTTGGGTCTTTATCGGGCAATTTTCCGCCGTGTGCATCCGCCCATTC